ATTCGATTTCGTATTGCCCTGTTTTTGCGTCAGGTTGGCGACAAAATTCACCGCCTTGTCCGTTTGGCTCAGTATCCACTGAGCCGCGCCGATTTTGTAGAAGTTGGACGTTTTCTTCCCCTGTTTTTGCGTCAGGTTGGCGACGAAGCTCACGGCGCTGGTGGTCTTGCTCAGAATCCATTTTTCCGCGCTGCCCTTCTTCTTCCAGTTTGAGCCGGTGGAAGTGAGATTGGCGACAAACAACGCGGCCGGATTCTTCCCGTCCCCGAACCACTTGGTTATGCCGTCTTTGACCCAGTTGGAACCGGTAGAAGTTAAGTTGGCAATGAAATTCAATGGGGTATTAATATCAAATTTCGTCATAGCGTCGTTATTATCAGCAACGCTCAGATTGCCAGAGAATCCCAATGCTGTACCTGTTTTAAAAGCATCTCCTGCTGTATTCGTAGGTTTAAGAGTACCGTTGATATTGGCAGTCGAATCCTCAATCCCAGCCAGCGTATATGTGTTCGTCCCGCTGAGTTTACTTGCGAAACCTGTGCCGGGAACACCATTGATTGTGGCGTTTGCGGGTGCAATCGGATTCAACGCAAAGCAATTCCCCGTTGCCTGTACACCGGAAAAACCAGTTCCCGCGATACCGTTGACCTTTGCCGAAGTGTCATTGACCCCGCCAATGGTAAACTTGTTCCCGCTGACACTGCTGAAACCTGTGCCCGCAGAAGCGTTGACCGTTGTTGTCACGTCCGGCGTGTTGTCGTTGCCAAACAGCCACTTCACAATGCTGGTGATTCTATCTCCGGCAGCGTTCAAGGCAGGGCGCACAACAACGTCCAGCCCCTTGTCAACTGCCGTTCCGGCAGCGTCAATGGCTTCCTTGGCACGTTCCCAGAACGACTTCCCGCCAACGGTAGTTTCAGGCTCTACGGGAATCTTGATCGTCCGCCCTGCCCCGCCGCCGCTGGTGGAACCGCCGCCGCCAGTTGCACCGCCAAAACCGTCACTCGGTTCAGCATATTCAATGTTGACCTTTAATGTCCGCGTTCCCCAAGCAGTTTGGAACAAGGTAAAAAGTTCATCGGCAGTGACGTTCGTTCCCAACATTATAGTCGCTGTCGCAGACAAATTATCAAGCCTAAGCCACGCCAATGGAGCGGCTTTCCACGACTTCTCCATTGCCATAGAGATTGTCGCGGAAAGGTTATCAAGGCCAAGCCATACCAGTGCCTTGACCTTCCACGATTTCTCCATCGCCATAGAGATTGTCGCGGACAAGTTATCAAGCCCCAGCCATTCCAGTGCCTTGACCTTCCACGATTTCTCCATCGCCATAGAGATTGTCGCGGAAAGGTTATCAAGGCCAAGCCATACCAGTGCCTTGACCTTCCACGACTTCTCCATCGCCATAGAGATTGTCGCAGACAGATTGTCAAGGCCAAGCCATTCCAAAGCTGAAATCTTCCACGTCTTTTCCATAGAAACTGGAATTTTTGCAGATATATCATCCAAATCTAATTCATCCAATGGAGAATCGCCCCATGTTTTTTCAATAGACACGGATAAAGATTTATCTGTCAGTTCGTCCAGTGCGCTCCAATCGCCCTTTTCCACATCAACGGTGATCTTCCCATCGGGAATATCAATATGGTCAGGAATATCTACACCCGGATTATTGCCGTCCTTCGGCCCAAATAGCCATTTGAACCAATCAGGAATATTGAAATTGACCAAACCGCCAAGGAAATCTTTGATCTTGTCGATCAGCCAGGAAATGAGTTTGAAACCGCCGACAAGCGCAGTTCCTGTAAGCAGCCACTTCAACCAATCGGGTAATCCCTCGGTAATATCTGAAATCTTCTTCCAAATACCTTCAAGCGGTTTTTCAACAAAAGTGATGCCTTCAATACCGCCAGAGCCGCTACCAGAGCCGCTACCAGAGCCGCTACCAGAGCCGCTACCAGAGCCGCTGTCTGTAACCTTTTGCAGCTTATTGATTTCGTCAAAGCCAAGGATTGTCCGCATTGCCTTGCTTGCGTCATTTGCATTACTCGCTACATTGCCAAGTCCGTTTGCAACGGCATTGACACTATTTGCAACCGCATTTGCACCTCTGACGGCCATCGTGTATGTGTCCTGTCCGTTTATAGCGGCAATGGCTATATTGAATGCGTTTATCATTGTAATCAATACATTGATAACGCCATTGATTGCCGGTGTCAGTGAATTGATAAGAGGTACAGCTAAAGCACCCAAAGAACCCTTTAGCAGATTCACGGATGATTTAATACTGTCTATATTTGCGGCAAAGCTGCCACCGACTGATTTGCTCCATTGATAAACCGCGCCAAATCCTTCTTTGAACGCGCTTGTAATCTCCTTGATAATCGTCCTGATAAAACGATAGTACGCAACACGCTTCAACGCCTGCCAAAAACTTGAAATGCCAGCCGTCCCCCGCTTTGCCGCTTTACCGGCTTCCTCGGCGGCACGACCATAATTACGAGTATGCTTTTCCGCATTGCCCGCCTGTTGTCCAGCTTCCTGTGTCGCGCTTCCCGCGTCCTTCGCGCCAGCAGCCAAATCTCGCGTACCGCCACCGGCACGAACAGCGGCCCCACGCAAACGGTCAGCCGAAGAAGCAAGGCGGTTAAGCGCACTTGCAGCACTATCAGCACTCGCCGTAACCTGTATCTCAAGATTATCAATCGTCGCCATTGCCGTTCACCTCCTGCTTCTTCGCGGCTTCTCTACGTCGTTTCAGTTCCCGTTCACTATCCGCGTTCATCTTCGCAAGATAGCGTTCGTAGTTTTCCTTCTCACGCCGTTCTTCCTGCTCCCGCGCCTCTGCCTCTGTAATCGGCCAGGGTTCATCGGGATAATGACCGGGCTTTGGGTCTTTCACGAACGGCTTGATAACCGGCGCGGCGCACATGATGGCACTGAACACATATGCCCCTTGCCGCCAACGCGCCCATTCCTCCTGCTTGCGTTTGATCTCAAACGCTTCACGGTAGGCTCTCGCCAGCCATGCTGGCCCCTGCCAGTATTCTTCGTAGGACATTCCCATTGCCATGTACAATGGGAACATCCTCATGAAGAACTCAGTAAGCGTTATCGGTTCGGACGGTTCCTCTACAGGGTCGCCGTCCAGCTGATTCCGTTTCCCTCGTCACCCTTGTCCTCGATCAGCGAATTATAGGTTTCGGAAACCATGCGCCGCAGGGTGTCCAGCAGCTTTTCCTTGTCGTTCATCGCATCGAGGATTTCCTCGATAACCCTGCTGCTGGTTTTGCGGTGATTCTTGTAGAAAGCTCCCGCCCATAGCATGTCCAGTTCAATCAGGGGAGTGCTGCCGCTTTCACCGGGCTTGAATCCCGCCGCTTCCATGCGCTTGACGGATTCACGGGTGTATTCCAGACAGTAGTGGTTGCCCTTGTAATCGAAAGTGATGCAATTCGCTTCTTTGATGTCAGACATGATCTTATTCTCCTTAAACCGTTATTTTTAAAAAGGGGCGGGAGGGAACGCCCCCGCCCATATGAAGCTGTGATTAGGCAGTCGTCTTCACGAAAAGCTGGCTCATGGTCAGCACCACCGTCATGTTGCGGACGGTGTTCGCGTCGCCACCGTTGACGTAGACGTCCAGGTAGCCCTTGCCGACGAACTTGCCGTTGTGACCATCGGGAGAGCCGGAGGAATCCGCACCGAACCACTCGGCCACGTCCAATTCCTGCCCCTTCAGGGCCTTGATGGTGTCGAACAGGGCGGAATCGTAGTTCAGGGTGTAATTCTTCTGCTCGTTGGCCTCCAGGCCGGGGATATAGGTATGGGCGGGGTCGCTCTGGGTCGTGGTTTCAAGCTGCTCCGGGGCCGCGCCGAGGTCAGGGTCGGTCTTGAAATCGAACAGCTTCGCCCACGTCAGGGTGCTGGTGCCGGTGCCCTGCATGAAGTAGGACTGATAGGTGGAAATCGCCATATCTCATTTACCTCCTATAAATCGTTTGGTCTTTCCCCACAACGGCTTGATACCGAGCCGTCATGCGGTAGATCGTCGCGTCGTTCATGTTCTGTACGGGGTTCAGAAATGTCCGCGAAAAGCCCATCTGCGCAAGTTGGTCATCTACCAGCGCAATGATTTCCTTCGCCTGAACCTTTTTCCCCGTGTTCTTGTTGCTAAAAACGTCAACCTGGTACATCACATCAACAAAGTTCTCGATGTTCGCGCTGTCACGCCCACGCAGATGAACGGTGTTGTCCTGCTCCACGATGAACACAGCGGGGAACCTGGGCGGTTGAGAAACGTATTCGGGGGCGACATAGATGTTGCTTGCGCCGTACTCAGTGCGCAGCGCGATTGCCACAGTCGTAAAGACCTGGGATTCAATGTCAATCACGAACTGAACACCTCCCGCGCAATCTGCTCAATGTCGTTTACAACGCTCTGCATGGCCCTGTACAGGGGCATGGAAGCGGGCGTACCGTGTGTCAGATGGAGTTTCCCATCTTCACCCATATAGCCCCAAACCTCTTTTTTACCCTGTCCAAAGCCATAACTGCCGATGGTGAATCCCAACGCAGCACCCAACGGGTTAGGGGAACTTCCAACAGCCCCGTTGTAATACACGCCAGCGCCGAACTCCATGAACACAGCGTCCGTACCATTGGCAATCACCAGTGTCATATTGCCGTTGTCCTCGACAACTACATCTACGCTGCCTGTGATTGCACCTTCCCAAAGGTCATCCTCTGCCACGGCGGTATTGAACACCGCGCTTGCGTCCTTGGCTATGAAGTAGGCAACACGCTCCCGCAGTTCATCCGTCTTGCGCTTCACCCAATCGGCATAGTCCCGAATCTCTTTCACCGCCGCATCAATGCTTGCAGGGTTGAAGATGTCAATGGTTATCGTCCGGCTCATGCAACAGTCA